GAATACCCTCTTCCACTTCGGCGTCCGAGTATGTTTCGGTTGCATAGCAGCAATACTTTTCTTGTGGAGGTGTCTGCTCTGAGGTGGAGTTCTTTTCTGATGTCACTTAGAACACCGAGAGTCTTATGGAGCTCCGCTAATTGTGACGAAACGAAGTCAGAGTTAGATATGAAGTCTAGCTGCATTAGTCCGCTTCCTCATCTGGGTTGACCCAATCGTTTTCTTTCAACCAGACCCCGCACGAAAAACATGTCTGATGTCTTTTTGCGTTAGCCTCTATCGTAGCAGGCATCCGAAACATTGCCTCCTGGATCTCGTTAATCGTTCTCGCTATATGTTCTCGCAAAGTAGTGGAGGTCGTACGAAGAGTGAACCCTCCCATACCCTGAAGTCTTCCGCCTCCCCCAAATATCTGGCAGAAATCGTTGACGTTGAACCCCGGTACTTGTGAGCGGACGCTGACCCTATATAAGTCCTTGGCCACTTTCTGTATGATGATACTGAATTCGTGAGGGTATTTCCCGCTAGTAGCCTTAAACGTGGTCATCGTACAACAGACGTTGTCTATGGGGGTGTCCTCAAAGACATAGAGTGCTGCTCGCATAGTCTTGTTTCCCACCCCCGGCGTGAGGATGTCGTAAACTTCTGTGGGTACTTCTTCGTGGTCTAAATATCTGCGGTTAGAATCTATGAGTTCGCCGAACATGCTGGAATCTTCTATTGTGGTCTCGCCTCTGACGTACCTGTACAGCACCCTGAGAGATTGGGGCGGGGTCAGTCTATTGTTGATGCTGTAAATGAGCAGGCACCCCGGTGGCGTCAATATCGCTTCCTTGAACTTCTCGAAGCCTACGAAGTAGCCGCCAGTGTCTATAACTCTAGCCGCCCACAACGCTTTATCAATTTTCCTCTTAACTTCTTTCGGGTGTGGATGAGGAAATCTCTGTGCCACAAGATCCGCACAAGACGGAGATGAAGCGGAATGGGTCACGAGTCTGCACGAGGTATTGGGATAGGCATGGTGATCAATAGTTGCGAAGTGAGATATCTTAGAGGCTTCTAGGTCTTTGATGGGAGCTTTAGTGGGGTCGTAGTCTAAGAATATCAAGTACAAATGATCCAATTTCATCTCTTTCTTGATCTCTTTGCATGCACTGGCTAGCTCTGTCTCTTGCTCATACCCTATCGCTTGATTCACCATTCTATTGGTTGGGATATTGAATACGGCAGAAGCCCGCAAATTGAATAGGCATGCGGACAGCATTCCGTCGAAGTCGTTGTGATAATAGACCACGAATCCAGATTTCTTGTTCAGTGTGAATGGGGAGGTGTAGTAGGTATCGAAAGGAAGAGTCTGCTCTAAATGAAATGGGTTAGACGCCATATCCTCATCTCCACGAAGTCAAAGGTATATTCACGACTGGAGACGTAGGGCCATAAGATTTTTCACCTGCGGTAGAAATAGGGTTAATCGCGAATGAATACTGTCGTTAGTTAGGGTCGACATCTTGTTTTCCCCAAAGTCTTTGCACGGGGACATCTTGAAAAGGTAGGTTTCTTCACGCCAAGTATGTAGGAGAGAAGCGAGTTCGATGTTATCTTCGATCTCGTCTTTATCTAACGCGGCAACGGGAGCGAGATTGTGAACTAGGATAGTGCGTTTGAGTTCCTCCCTGACGCTATTACTCATCTTCTTAGAAAAGAGCGGGATGGCGGGGCCTGGGGCGAAAAAAGCGTCAAATATCCCTTCTACAATGAAGACTAGGGTCTTCGTTTTGAACCTAGGCGTAGGAACGAACTCATGCTGGTTAAACAAGACCATAGGGATGGTCCCACGCATGTGATAGTATTTCGATTTCGTACCTTTAACGTAAGCCCTACCGGAGAAGAAGGTTGGAGTTCCTTTTTCATCACAAAGCGTCCAGAACACGTACTGTGGCATCTTCGGCCATTCCCGCCAGTAGAGTCTGACGTCTGCCTCAGACATCCCTCTTTTCTTTACGAGGTAGTCATGCCCCCAACTTCCTTCTTTGACGGACCGACTTTCTCTGATGAACTGAGACAGTTCCTGACTTTGGGCTTCAGTCTTCTTGAGTGCGGCCGAGACCTCGGAAGAGGTATCATCAAGTTGAAGCTTGATCTTCTCTTGATAGGGGACGTGGATGCCGTAGGCTTGCAGGAGCTTGAGGATCTTCTTCCCGCCCCTGCCACAGTAGATGCAGTGCCAAAACCCCGAATTTCTCTCCATATACATGTGGCCGTGGCTGTGATTCTCCCTGTCCGCGCAGAACGGACACCAGAGCATGATCTCTCCTGAGGCGTCACTGTCTTTGTAGATGTGCTGGTCCAAGTATGGAAGAATACTATGAACGTTCAAGGCTGCTCCTCAGTTCCCCCGTTCAAAACAGAAGGGGAGACGATGACCTTAATCCAATTCGTCAGATCCTCCAGCAATTTCTTTTGCCATAGCATCTGCGTAGGTTTGCCGTCTTCAAGCACTTGCTTGATAGTGTAGCTGTAGTACCGCTGAAGAGCTATTTCTAGGTTGCGGTTACCTAGTGCGATCTCTTCCACGCAAAAAACGAGTCCGGAAAGTTTATCGGCGGCTTGGCATATCTTAGACTCTAGCGTCTTCTTCTCATTGAACTCGGTGATGTGCTGGATGAAGCGGGGGACATCCAACTGCTTCTCTAGCTCCTTACACACCCTACCTTCTGTGATCTCGAATCTCGCCTCAACTTCGGGGTGGACGCTTTTGATTGGCTGAACGACGTCTGTGGTTATAACCTCCGGTACGTCGTGGTCGTGGGCCATCATCATCACTCTAAACCAGTCTACCGCAAACGATTCCTTGAGGTTATACCTTTTGACGTAGGCCTGCCCAATTGCGCGGGAGTATGTCGTGACCCAATACGAGTGCTCGGCGAGGTTCTCGTCTCTGAGGGTTACGTCGGAAGCGAATCTCTTCGTATGAGACATCAGCCTGAGGGCGCCGAGGGCGCCGCCAAGAGCTTTTCTGCTGCCACGAAAGAAAGGTAGCTTGGAAGTAGGACTCCAGACCTCTTTCTGTAAGAACTCCCTAGAAGCTGAGTGCATAGATCCTTCTAGTTTGTGGCAGCACGAAGAGCAGATGAGGCAGACCTTATCCTCGACGTCGTACTTACTTGTAGCTAAGTCCAACGACTCCCAATCGTCGGGCGTAATCGTATGAGGGATGACTTCGTAAAGCACCATCTTCTCCTTATAAGTAGAGGTGCAAAGAGGGCAAGTTCCGTTCTCCCTCTCTAGTATTCTCTCGAATACCGACGGATTCAACTTATCTGCTTCGTCCCTACGAATCATTTACAACTCCTTGAGACTTAAGTCTCCACTTGTAGTGTTTCTCAAGAACGTATTCCCTACTAAACCAACGTTCTAGGTCCGCTTCCGTAGGTGGCTCCACGAGACACAGGTCATGAGTACAAAGTTCCTTAGACGCTTCGTCTATGAACTCTCCTATGTCTCGAAAGAACTCGAGGGGGCATCCGATCCCACGCCCATAAGAAAGAAGCCATTCCTGAGGAGCAAGGAGTCCGCAAGTTATCCCTTCCAAAACCATCGCATGAAAGTGAGCAAGATACTTTGTCCTGTCCATTGCTACTCCCTCATCTGTCCACCCATGATGGACACCTCAAGTTCGTCCGCTTTCCTATCTACCGCCTCTTGCATCTCTGTGATATCGGCGGGAAGGAATCTCTGGCAAGCGCCGTTAAACTTCACAACTTCCGTCATAGCCGTAGGTCCGAAACGGTTCTTGATGACGGTCAGCCTCGTGTACCCGGCTACCCACTCCAAGTGAGTGGCAGAAAGTGTGAAAGCGACGTCTACGACTTTTAATATGCCACTGCTGTCGCTGATGTCGTCCTCTAGTAATAGCGTTTTTCGGTGAGACCCTTGTTTGGTCTGGTGGGCGGTCCAAATCCTAGTCTCCAACTTCTTCGCCAGGCCTCGGAGAGTGGTAGTCAAGTCCTTGTAACGTATGTCTTCTCGTTCTGCTTTTGGCAGACACATCTCTCCGAGATAATCTACAATAACAACACCGAATTTCATTTTCTTTTGCGCTTCGAAACCTCGGACGAACGAGTACAGTTGGGGAACGGTGAGTTCGCCGGAGCCGAACTCCTTAATGAAGAACTCTCCGTACTTTTCTTTCTGTACTTGCCGAAGAGCGGTGATGAGATCGCCAGGGAAAAACGTTTCTACGGCACGGAGGTTGGACATCATGATGCTGTCCATCCTCTTTGCCAACGCGTTCTCGCTGAGTTCGCAGGAGACGTAGAGTACATTCTCCCCCGCTCGGATGGCGCCGTGAGCAATATTTAAGAGCATGGCAGTTTTACCGCGGTTAGTCGGTCCGAACACAGCGCCTAGCTCTTTACGTCCAAGCCCCCCACCCCAATACTGGTCTATGGGAAGTCCTGTCGGGACGGCTCCGTCTCGGGTGAGATCGTCGCCACCCAAATACCGACGGTTGATGTCTTTGTAGTAGTCCAGCCCCATATCCGGCTGGTCGAAATTCCGCTCAAACAACTCCTGCATCTTCACGTAGACTTTGTCGAAATTGCCTTTGGTGATATCGTCCACGGACTTGCTGATAGTCATCAAGAATGCAGATTCTTTGCAGAAATTCGTTACTTCGTTTACGACTACATCTACGTCTCTCAGATCTGCACTGGAAACACTCTCCTTGAAAGCGTTGATGTCTTCTTGCCGATACTTACCAGACTTCTGCAAGAGCATGCTCAGTGTGTCTAAGCTGATCTGGGAGCCCTGATTGACATAGTACTGTACGACCAAGCTCCAGGAAAGGGTGAGCATGGGCGTGGTGAAGTAGTTTGGCTCTATGATGTGCATGAGATTACGAAGTGTGTCCTCTTGACGCAAGACAATAGCAAGGATTCTTTCTTGGAATCCCACGTCATACCGAAATACGCTTGTCATGTGGTCTTGCCCCCTTCGGAATATTTAGCGGGGGTCGATGTTAGACCCAATTCTCTTCGCAAGTTCTGCCACCATAGCCTTCCAGTGCTTTATTATTTTACTGGTTTTCTCTCTGTCTTTCTTCGTCTAGAAGCTCACCAATTGGAAACGGTATTTTTCTGCCGCCGAAGCTGAGTTCGGCGTCGTAGAGGTCGTCGGGAGAGGCGAGAAGATACGCGAATTTCGTGTCTCCAGTTTCCACCACTAATTTTACCTTCATTTTCATCGGTTCGGAGTAGCCCTCATCGCTGACGAGGGTCACATACCCCAGGAGTTTGCGAACTTGGTGGGGGGTGAGCATGACCACCCCGAAGTCTGTATCTGATTTTACTGAAAATTTAGACGATTCGTCGTATCCACCGGCGAACAAAGGCAAGAGGTTGGTTAGGGAGGTACCTTTGGCTGATTTTGCTGGCTCCTTGCCTTCCCGGTAACCATCGTCGTAGACACAGATTTCCCAGACCCCTTCCTTGATGGACCGGAAAGGGTCTTGGCACACGATTTTTGCTAAAATACTGTTGTCCTTAACGAGTGGGATGATGAAAGAGGTATTGTCTGGCTTCCACGACGCAGAAAAAACGTCGATTGACTTCTTGATGATCTTCGCGATCTGCTTCTCGGAGAGAGAGACGGTGTCGGCGTTAGTACGCATCCTCTTCCTCCCCGTCTTCCGCTGCTTTCTTGCTCTTAGTCATATCTGAGACTTCAATTTTTGAGTCTCCTGCGGAGATATCAACAGCGGGGTCGGAGAGAACGAGGTGGTGGGTGATTTTATAGTCTATCATCCGCCTCAATTTCATGAATCCGATGGGAGTAACGACTACTTTTATTGTCCAGTCTAGGTAGACGCCAGAGGTATGCCCTCCCGCGAAGAGATAGAGAAGGATAACCTTAAGAAGTGGGTGCTTCATCACGGTCTCGGCGAGCTCCGTCTGCCCTTTTTTGAGAGCGTAGATGACGCAACCGTGCAGAGAATACTGCATGCAGTTGGCTACGAGGCTATGCAAGGCGTTGACAGCAGCAACAAGGGTATCGCGGTTGCCTTCGGAGCCATTCACAGCGACCAGGATCCTATTGGCGTTATTCAGCATTGCCGTGATGACGGCGTTGTAGATGTTGGTCACGCTACTGCGGTTGTTTGCTGGGAGCACCGGAGTTTCTAATGAGATTCCTTGCATGATTACCTCCAGTATGATATAGCGGAAGGAGTAAACCTAAAATTCGAGCCTTCTAAGGTCTGGCATGCCCTTGGGGATGTTCTGGATATCGCTCGGAAGCCAGCCCCCGTCCGTTTCCAGGAACTCGGTGGTGCGAAAAGGCCCGCTGAGGTGGACGTAATACCCTATTCCTTGCGAGATACCGCCGGAGGTGACTGGATACCCTTCGACGGCGGTAAAATCAACGCTATGGATGCTGAGGCGCCCCTGAATAACCCCTCTCCAAGCTAAAAACACCCATTCCCCGTCTCTGGGGTAGCTATTGAAGGTGTTTTCGGACTTTTCCGGCTTAATTCTGAGCTTATAATGCCATATTTGGACTGGAGAGGTCAAAGTGGCGATGATCGGGAGGTAATATGCCTCCCAATCCCTCTCCCGGGGCAATACCAGGAGCCATTCTGAGAGTCCCATGCTTATTCCCTTCGTCTAAGTGAGGGCAGATGGCTATTTAGCCACCTCTCGACCTCTTCTGCCTTGATTTCGGCGCCTTTTTCGGGGATATTTGCAATTACCTCCCATTTATAGGTCTGGTAGAGGGAATTTGCGGTATTTTCATCCGAAAATAGCATTAAAATGTTCAAAGCGAGGTCTGCTGGTCCACTACCACCGTAACCCCATTCCATGCCTGTTGGCGAGTGCCTTATTACTGTCTGTGGGATGTTGGCATGCCCTAAACCGTCTGAATCACGTCTGAGGATGATTTTATCGGGCTTCATGACTCGTCTCGACTGGATCTATTGGTTTCAGGGAGCGTAGAAACAGTGGGGTTTGCTTTCCCTTCCACGCCCCAGTGACATTGTAGGACATGAACTCTTCGGCTTCCTCATAAGTCATACCGTCCCTGCCCATGAGTACCATCAAGCAGGCATCGTAGTCGTAGACTGCCATCGGCGCACTATTGAATTGGGTGGCGACTCCGACAAAGGCGTCTTCTAAGCCGTCGGCTAGGAGAATGCCCTCTGACTGTTCCGGATCTGGAAACATGTCTTGTACCGCTTCAACCAATTTCTCCCTGTTCATCACTCCTCCGGTACTTCCTCAAAAGACTCTACGTGGTCAATGTAGGTTTGGTGATCGTCGAGGGAGAGGAAGGCGCCGTGACCATCCATGTTTGGAATCGGTCCCACGAAGAGAAAGCGGCCAGTCTTCATCTTCTCTCTGTATTCCTCAACCCACTCCTCGGGGTTTGCGTCTTCTCTAACTCTCACAATGGCGAGTTTGCGAAGACTCTGCTTCACTTTATTTGGATCTGGCTCTCCTACTCTTGCATAGTATGCGGGGCCCTCAAATGAGTGGTAGTCCTTTCGCCATTTCTGTCCGCAGTGCTTGCACTGGTAGGTGTGTGGCATTTGCTCTCCTACGGGTACGAGGTCGTCTTTGTCTACACTGCAGCACCACCGCTCATGAGTCTCTGGTATCTTCTTTGACATCTACTTCTCCTTTACAGTAAGTAGGTTCCATATTCTTGATTGACCCAGGTTTTTGGGAGAGATCTCGTTCCGATGGTTTTGGCTCCCTCCATGAGGAGGTCTGCCCATTCGCCTCTGACGTATACTCCGGGATGCTTACTCATCGTAGCCTCCTAGCAGTTGGCGCTACCCGCCCTTCGTTTTACTTTAGCTGACGACAACTGCCCAAAACCCATCTCTCTTGGCGCCTCAAAAGAGTAGCCGTCTGGAGTGTCTGGCGCTTTTGTTGCCATGACTTTGAGTCTCCCCAAGGTCTCAGCGTAATCCCGCTTCAAACAGGTGACGGCGACCATGAGTTCTCGCAGGTGCGCTACGGAGAAGCCCTCGGTGTCCCTCACCCAAGACTCCACGTTAATTCCCATTTGGTCAACAGGAAGAAGCTTGTTCTCCAAGTAGAAGCGTCTATCCTTCTCCGTTGGGAGTCCTACTTCAATGAGTTCGTCGAAGCGGGAGGGGCGGTTGGTGAAGCGAGGTCCGAGCCTCTCTGGATGATTCGTGGTGGCGAGATAGACGACATTGTTGAACTGGTACTCCCCGTCCAGAAGTGAGAGGATGTTGTATTCACTCTCACCTTTGAGGATCTCGTCTACATCTTCCAGGAGGACGATGATGGGTCTGTCGGTCTCGATGTAGCGAATGGCTCGGATACTCATGATAAGGCTCGCAGAACTACGGTGGGGAACGAAAACGATCCCACCCCGTGAGATAAGGTCTTCTGCGAGCAGGAGCAGGGTCGCGGTCTTGCCAGAACCCTGAGGTCCGTAGCAGAGGATACCGCGTTTGAACAACTGCTTCCGTTTAACGAACTCGTCCTGTGAGTTCCAAAACTTCTGTATGGAATGGATGACTTGGTCGCTGACTGAGTCCGGCATCTGCAATAGGTCGTCGTGGACGAGGTTGATGCGTTCAAGTCTTAGCTGGTTGTCTTCGATGAGAGAGGTATACATCCCCGGAGGCAGGTGGCTACGTATCTTTCCCTGGGCAGGGACGAAGGTATCTTTCTTCGTCTGAAGCCATTGCGTAGGCACATCTGGAAATGTCTCGGGGGCATTAACTGCCCTAGAGCCGGTGCAAACGGGTGCGCAACGGTTATCGTCTCCACTTTTCTCCAAGAGTTTGTTCACGCGCTGGTGAACACTCTCCGAAGACCCCTCTTCCACCTCGTCGTTATAGCATCTAGCCATTACAGGTTCCTCCTCAATTTCTACGGAATATCGCCCATCCTCACAGTCCCAGTCCATTAGTCATCTCCAAAGGGATCGCCAAAACCCATATACAAGTTTTCGGAGCCATACAAACCCATTTCATCCGGGTCCACGGGACACCCCACTGCCCATGTCGTCGTAACGTATTTGCTCGGCAAGAATAAGATGTTCTCGGGAGACGTAGACGTCGGTAATGGACTTGACATCCACTCCGCTTCCCTCTAGCGTGTAAGGGAGAGCCCAGCCAACATGAACGAGCATGAACGAGCATGAACGAGCATGACCCGGGGACTGCGTCGAGGATGCTCACTATCCTCTTCGGTCAATAAGAAGCAGTTGTTTCCGTTTGTAGTAGAAAATGCGTTACCACAACCAAGGCATTTGATCAACATCTTCAGACCTCCAATATCGTTATTGTGCCATAAAGGCTTCGTACTCCGCTTCTATCTGAACCACGGCTTCGTCGAGAGTGATCACAGTAGGCACTCTATACCTAGCGCAAACGATATCAACATTACCCTTACGCCAATAGCCTTCGCCACAGTTGACGAGGACGGGTGTACCCTGTGTATGCAGACCCAACTCCAAGAGGGTGATGGGAGATTTTGTGGCCGGGTCAAAGTGGAAGTATATCAAGTTGGCGTCATCCATTGCGTCCAACTCCCACGTCACTTGTTCATTAAACTGTGGGTTGTCTATGCTCTGGACCCAGGTCGAATCCCAATCGTCCCTACGAGGATTGAGGATGACAAGGTGTTCCAAGTGAGAGAGCCTCTTCGTGATCTCTGTTTGCCACTGGGTTGCTGCCCCCATCTCAATAGAGCCTGCGAGGAAGAGGACGAAGTTCTCACCCTGCATCGCCGTGTCATAGCTATGTGGCGCCTTGACTACTCGCATCTCATACCTCCGCTTTCAGTAGAGACATCTTCGCCACGACCGAGTCAGAAAACCTCTCCAGCTTCATGTGCTCGTCTTCAGTCTTGTAGCCGAGGGGCTCGTTCTCTATAATATCCAGGCATCGGTCGATGCCGTTGTGGTAAGCTTCTGACCAACCACTCCTTTTCCCCTCTTCCATAGCTGTGGCCGTATCCTTGACACCGATGGCATTGCCAAGAGCATAGGCATAGTCTAGGAGACCAATAATCTCCCGCTTCTGCGTGGCGTCCATGCTAAATAAGTAGGACTCTGCTTTGCTTTTGATGTCTTCTATGGAGTTCATGCTCTCCTCCTCTACTTATAAATAGCGGAGAATATAAAGAAAAAGGGGGTTAGACCATGCGAAAAGTGATACTCGTCATGCTGATGCTGATGTGCTTGCTGGGATTGGCGGGACAGACTGTGGACAACAACATCACCGTCTTCGTCACGAAGGCGAACCAATGGGATGTCCATCTTCAGTGGACGAATCCAGAGACGGTACCGCACGTCTACAAAGTCTATCGTTCCCAAGACCCTACGGTTCTAGGCTATAAAATCGCTAATGTGAACGGAACGGCTACGGGGGGCGCCTACGACGACATCGGCGTCTTGCAAGACGGATTCACCTACTACTATCAGATTCTACGAGTGAATGGGGAAGAGGCCGCTAATCTCTCAGGGCTCACTTCCGTCTTCAAGTAGGTCGGGGTCGTTGCTGTAGAAGAGGTCGTTTACTTGTTCCTTGAACTTCAGGTCTTCGACCATCATCTTCTTCTTCGGGTTATGGTTCTGGCACACGAAACACGAGCATCCCCGACAATGCACTGCCGCTTCCTTCCCTACAAGATCCGGCTGGATCGTGTCTTCCACGGGGATGGGATGATATCTACCGTTCACCATCTTTCCCCAGTAGTAGACGATACCCGTCTTAGGGTCAAGTCTCGGTCTCTTCCCCATACCCCAGATGTGGCGCATTATCTTTACTGCCCTACGCTTTGCCCTCTTCATCAAGGAACGACGTTCTGCTCTAGTCCTCTGCATCGTCTTCCTCCATCTCTTTCTTTATCTCTAACTCAGCGTCACGCTTCGCAGCGGCTTTGTTAGCAGGAGTGGACATCTCGTTTTCCCACCAGTTGACGTAGCCCTTGGGAGGATGACAGTCGGTCTTGGTAGGAAATCGGGAAGGCTTACGACCAAGGGGTTGCATGCTATTCCTTGTCCCACCTTTCAATGAGAGGAATCTTCAGCCAGATCTTCCGCCTGCCGTCTTCTGTAGTTGCCTGCGAAACGCAGAAGATAACTCTTGGCGTGAGTTGGAGTTGATAGCACCCGTCTTGGAGAGTGAAGATGCCAGGGACATCCAGCGGGTTCTCATTTCCAGCCACTGCTAATTTCTTCTTGAGGAAGTAAGAGTAGTCCATGAGTTCGTAGTCGGAGAAGGTGAGGTTGGGTTTGATCTCTTCGCCAAAGAGGTTACCTAGAATCTCACCCATAGTAGAACCGTGAACAGCTTCTATGTCTGCTTTCATATCCGCTCTCCTTGTCCCTTAATATAGCGAAAGGGGACCGCGAGGGTCCCCTCTCTCGTATGGCGGATAGCGGATGTGCCGACCACCACACCCGAAGGTGCCAGCCGCTTTCAAGGCGGTGCCAGACGCCGGTCTGGTTCACTATCCATTGGAGGTAGGATGAGGTCACGCTCCCCACACCTTTCGGTGCCAGCCGCTTTCGAGGCGGTGCTGACGCGCTTGTTCAGTTATCCTACCGTAAGATTTTTTGGCGGAAGACGGAGAGCACGATTCTCATACCTTTCGGTACGCACGGTTTAGCAGACCGGCCCAGCGTCCCAACTGGTTCATCTTCCGTATGGCGGAGAGGCGGATATTCGAAATCCATACTCTTGCGAGTACCCTTGCGCTTCCAACGCAGGACGGCATCCTCGCCGCTTGCGCTCTCCGTAAACACTCCTCCTTAAATGAAAAAGCCCCCCATTGCTGGAGGGCTTCGCTTGCTACGGATAACACTTCACCCGCTCAAGGTCGCCCTCTCATGTAGAGACTAGAACTTGACGAGGAAGTGTAAGTGTTCATTCTCTCTTATCCTTTTCCATGGGCGTAAAGGTTAATGGCTTTATTCCAGAGGTTCTGGAGTCTGACCTTGAGATAGGATGACTCAAGATGCCTAGTAAACTCTGGATCAAGTACCCCATTCTCATCCATGTTGGCGAGTATATCGAGGAGAATATCTTCTGCAGCCTCGGCGATGATCTCCTCTTTTCTTTCTAGCCGTTCTTGAGCCGAGATCGCCTTCGCCATCGTCTTCCTCCAGTCTGTATATTCTACCACACCTGATAAAGATAGCGGAGAATTATAGGATGAAGTTCAGCCAGTACCGAACTCTTTCGTGCAGAGAGCGGGGTCCGTATGCTACGAGCAATCCCAGGGTCTCGCAAAAGGCTTCTTCTGCGTTCTTATTAGCGTAGGCGGTGATCGGAGTCTTTGGTACGTCGATGGTGGTGACGCCTGAGTCCAACAGCTTCTGGAAATCCGCTTTCGTATTCAAATGGGCGTAGTTATGGGTGTAGGCGAGGGCGCCGACTTGAATGCCGAGAACAGGATCTGAATCCGCCATGACCCTTGGGAACTCATGTATCCAAGTCTCTCCAGGCCATGCCTCTAGCAAGTCCTGAAGGTTTATCTCTCCGAAGTCTCCGCGTATGGTCATGTACCATGTCGCTTGAGCATCTCCACTCAAGAACTTGTAGAGGTGATGCCCCATCTCGTGTGCGAGCGTGGATGCTACCGTTTGTGGTGAGTCTACGCCACTTGCCCACAGCACGATGTACCTGTTCTTGTAAGTGCCTAGCCTATCTATAGCGGGGTCGAACTCCAGGACTATCGGAAGCTGTTTCTTGAGCATAGACGGCATTCTCTCGGAGGCTCCGACTCGATATCGGCGCAAGCCCTCCTTGATAATGTTCATCTTCTGCTCGTCTCTGCCGCCTTTGCCGACGCTGAAGTCTTTAACGGTGACTTGGAAGCCCTCAATCTCCATCGTCTCCGCCTCCGGTGTCCTCACGGAGAAGCCGGTTGAGGGAATGATCCCGACCTCAATGCCTTCTTTCACCGTTCTCCAGAACGCTTGCGCTTTCCTCCGCGCACGATTGACCCAGGTCCTACTGTTCCTCTGGAAGTCTGCTAGTGCTCGCTCTTCGGAATAGTACTCATCTGCGAATCTAATACTCGGACGCATTTCCGATATGAATTGCCACGCCGGTTCTCGAAGCCACGAATCCACTCCCTCTACCTCGTCCTCGCTGAGTCCGAACCCGTACTTCAGGTCACGGTTCAGAAATTGTTCAAAGAAAAGGTCTTCGAAGTTCTTGCTAAAGCGGTAGCAGAGGCTTGCGAACGCTTCTACGTCTAGGTAGTCTCTTACCTGGTCTACGTCTTTCAAGATGATGTAAGACTCTTCCCGAAGCCGCTTCAACCACGACGTATCCAAGACCTGTTTCTGGGCTTCAGTGAGAGGCGCTTTTGCGCTAAAGGCAGGCACTAACTGCGCCGAGTCGAAGACGATATAAGTCAACCCAGAAGGGTCTCCGTAGGTACTGGAGTCGTCGTAGAGGATGATGCTGTCGTGATCTCGACTCACCTTGGTAAAGAACGAGTCGGTGTAGGGCTGATTCGCTTTTGAGAAGTATAGCCAAACGGAGTTCTTATTGTTTTGCCAGTAATGGGTAGGACGAAACTGGTAATCGATTCCAGATTCCTCCAAGAAGAGATTGAACTCTTCCAGGGTCGTTTTAGTCCCCAACGGTCTCAAGTCCAGAGGTGTTTTGATGTCTGCGTATACGGGGTAGACACTGCCGGTGCTGGCGCTGTCTACTTCCCCACGGGCATTCACAGACGCGTAGTGGCTGGCAGTCTCAGGAGATGGAGTAAGGTACACGGGACCACCCTTTCCGATATTAGTACCGGAGAGACGGGAACCGTGATAAAGCAATAGCGGAGAAGATCTAGTCATCTCAAGACCTTTTCACCAACTATTCTCAGATCTTTATCGGGAAGTAGGCTCACAGTGACCAGCATCTCATCGTCAGCGATAGCAGAGGGATGGTAGAAGGTGACGTAGCGGTAACCTGCACTCCTAGCATCGTCTAAGAAGCCATTGATCCAGGTGTCGAAGTCATCCTCTTCCATGATCGCTTCTTCGACTTCGGCGTTGGCGTCTAATGTCTCACCTCTGCGAGCTTCTACTGCCAACACCCTCCTCGTAGCCTCGCCTCTGCCGCCACCGATGATGTCATTTACTGCGTAAGCAGCTGCTTCTTCAGGGGACTCAGTAAGATAGATTGCTCCGGGGCGAAACGAACGAAATCCCGGCGCCGAAGTACCGTGGTATAATCTCATGCAGGCTCCTCACGCAGCGTCTCCTTTATATTCCTACACCAGACTTGGGAGACTCGCTAGAAGGATTGGCGGGGTCGGATGAGATGCTACCTCATCATCTCCCGGTCATTCACCGGGCGTCTTAGCTAACTCCTGTTTGACAGGAGCCCGTCGACGGTATCTTAAACGACAACCCCATAAGTATTTTGGTCTTGCTGACGGGATTCGTATAGGTCTTCTACTTTCTTGACCCCATAAGTTTCTTTGACGTAGGAAATCATATGCTTCAAATCATTTCTACGCCACACTATGATATCCTTCCCTTGTTCCCTAGCCGCTTTCACTTTAACCTCCACCTCATTTTGCCAATATCCTTTTACTTCGTGCAACACCTTTCGTATTTCAAAATCTGGATGGTAATTGTGACACTCCCCATCTTCTCCGAAGTATGGAATTGGCTTTGGCTTCACTACGGCTTCATTGTGATCTAAATGATAGATGAGCCAAGCCAGTTCCCAACTGCTCTGGCAGAAAAATCCCTTATACCAACCCGAGCGATAATTCTTGGTGCTTCCCTCTCTAAAACCTCCTACTCTGCCCTTCATTCCTACCTTTCGGCAGTGATCGCTACAATACTTGACGTGTAGATTTCTCCCTTGAAAAGACGCCCCACATAAAGAGCAGAGGCAAGGGTACACATAGTTGGACTTGGGTTTCTTGCAGTCTTTGCAGAGAGCAGTAGCATTTCGCCCTCGTTTTTTCTGCTGGAACTTGCGTCTGCACTTCTTGCAGTGAACTACCTTCTCTCCTTTTAGCTTTTCAGAAGTGCCTGCGACGGAATGAGCACACTCCGGAGAACAAAATCTTCCCCAGCCGTATTCTCCAGAGTGCTCTTTCTTGCACCATTCGCACACGCCCGTGAAGTTGGCATGTATGCACTTTTTCTTTTTTGAGACCTCATTGTCTCGGTCTCTTTTTCTTCTAGAGTCTCGTCTACACGCCTCAGAACATCTCTTGTCTCCCAGTAGTCCGATGAAAGGGGTACCGCAGATATCGCAAGAATGTGGGTAGGTCCTTTCGTAAATTGGATTTCTCTTCCGATGCTTCGTGATCCACCTATTCCGGCAAGACAAAGAACAAAATCTTGCGTTACTGGTGGGGGTAAAACAATACTCGCAAGAAGCCATGTTACACCTCCTGCGAGTATATTCTTTTTGGCAGGACCGACGGGAGTCGCACCCGCTACTCTTTCCTCCGTGACAGGGAGGTGGCTCCACTACTTTGCCCTCGGCCCTATATTTTGGTCCCGTCAGCGAGACTCGAACTCGCATCCCTCTGGTTGAAGGCCAGATTTCCTATTCCAGTTAGAAGATGACGGGATTATTGGTACCGTGTATGGGACTCGAACCCATATCGTCCTTTTACAGACCCAGCGTGAGAGGCTGGTGGCTTATCCATTTAACCGAACACGGCATTCGTTTTAGTTGTAATTCTCCTTCACATATTTGGGGAACATCGTATACCCCTTGGTCAGACTCGGCTTCTCCAGAACTGCATCCGCTCTTACTGAGGCACATCGGTTATACATCGCGCACTCGTCTGAGTCAAAGGGGAACCATTTTCCTTGTGAAATAGACTTGTTTCCACATGCTAAACAACGTCCAAATAGACGTCTGTGGCTTCGTATTAGGAAGATGAAAATCCTATTTTTAACTATCATTTTTCTCTCTCCTTCTTTTCTGCGCTCATCAGCCAATATCTTATTGCCGAGCCGTGGACTCCGAACTTTCGTCCAACCTTTTCATAACTTTCTTCTATCAACATTCGTTTTATTTCGTGAAGGGGTGGTCTAATAGCCACCACCCTCGTGGTAATCATGTAGCATGCTCTGCACATCCCTGTCTTACTTTGTTTTGTTATTGCTGACCCACAAGCTGAACAAGTGCATTCCTTGTTCTTTCTTCTTCCCTCGTTCACGTCTCGTTGCCATTGCGGTTCCTCACTTTGACTTTGTTTGTTTCGTCCTGCCCAAGTGCTTGTCTGAGAATGGCAGTTTGGGCAGAGTAACCGCAAATTATCAAGCGTGTTGTCGTATCTATCTCCGTTTATGTGGTCTGTTTGTAACGTCAGAGGCATCTCTCTCCAAATTCCCTCGTTTCCACATCCGAAGCATCTATCCGGTGATTTACCTGTTGAGATCATCCGATGCCTAAGCCATTGTCCGTTTCTGCGGTTTCCTTTCGTGAAAAAATCATCATCTTTTACTCGCCTTGAGGCATTAGATTTTTCACTTCTGCGGGTAAAATGCTTCGTATCTATATTGAGTAGTGTAAGAGTCGCCTTCAGTGCAGAATAAGTGGACCCACTTCTGGGAGAACCCATTTCGTTGGGGTATTTCTCCTTTAAGGTACGTATCGTACTCCCCAAAGAAAAACTCACCTTGACGGCTGCTTCTATTGCTTCTCTAGGTATTAAGTCCATTCCTTTCTTCTTCATTCTGCACCTCCGCCATGTATATTCTTTTCTTGGCAGAGTGATGTATCATTCTAAACGAGGAGTCTGCTATCTATGCCATCCGACCGCATGCAAGACATTGTCCGCGCATTCTCCGATACATGCGTAACAAAGTAATGAAGACTCGGTTCTTGACTATCATGCTACCCCCATAAAGTAAGAAGCCCCCGATTTCTCAGGGGCTTCGGTTGACCAGACGAATTCGTCCTCGGTCTACGCGACTCCCCGTTGCCTGGTATCCTCTTCTTCGTAGAACCTGGACTTAGTCATTTACTACTCCTCGTGGACGCTGTTTAGTATTGGCACTGCGTCCGAAGCCTTTGCAAGTTTCCTGCTCTGAGCAGAAGACCTTGGTATATTCTCCACCACGCCCTACATTATAACATAGCGGAAAAAGATAGCGGGATTTTAGCGACCGCCGTAGCCGTAATTCGCGCGAAGGTCTTCGTTCCAATAATCCCACTCATCCTCAGGGACATCAGGGCTTCCAAAGACATCTTCGTACCAGTACACGCCTTCTTCAGTGAGGGCGTAAGTGATAGTAGCCGGGGCAGAGTATGTACCTACCGTCTGTCCCTCACAATGGAGTTCGTATTCGATGTCACCAGTGAACGAGATCTGCATGCCTTCGGTGACCTCGCCTCTAACCCAACCGCCGAAGATCATCTCCTCAAACTTGCTGTAATTAGTATTGAAGTAGAGATAGACGACACATCCTCTTTCGGTGCCTTCTTCTACATCAGTCATCTCCGAAACATCAACTTCGACAGCGACGGGGGTAAGGAGCCTGCCATCGACCTTGTCCATACCGTCCATGTAGCCTTCGGCGTCGAACCATGCGATTGCCGGAGGAGGCGGAAGACTCGCTAACTCGCTAACCTGTGCTTCCACAGTAGACTCTGCGAAGTCTCCGATCTTGAATCTGATACCTGCGCCACCGCCCATGACTTCCTCCTATGCTTTTCTATATATTCCTCGCCCAGTCGTAAAGACTTTGCATGGGAAGGAGATTTGCAAAAGGGCATTCCTTATTGTAGTGTTTAGCCTTTTCCCCGTACCCTTTTACGAAGGGTCGATTTTTTACATACGCCTTGGGCTGCCAGCCGCAAAGGAGTATAGTTGCTGTCTCTTTCTCCCTGTCTTCGCTTTGCCGATAGCCGAAGACATAGCGATCCATTTTGATACGGATGTCGCGACCCCAATCGTTCCGAGCGTAAACCAATCCGACTTCCACCCTATCTATTTTCGCTTTAACATCTATTTTTTCTCCACGAATGAAGAAGTCGAAATTATCACCTCGGTCCTTGAACTCATCATCGAACTTGCGTCCAAAGACTTTGGCGAACGCCATTTCACCGAGACAGCCTATTCTTGTCACTCGACGCGGATCATCTTCGGTATTACCTATTCCACCGCCGTAGTTTCCGGTTTTGTTGTCGCACCACCTCTCCGTAGTATTACAGATGCGCCATTCCTCGCCAGAGATAACGACTCGGAAACACTCTTTTACTACGGGGTCAAAGCCCCAAAAAGTCTCAAGCACTATCTCTGGTGCTACCACTATCGGTTGGTACATTTCAATTCCCTTCTATAATGATCTCACGTTTCTTCGTGGAGCCGTTGATGGAGTAGTTCACATCCAGTTTCAGTATGTGTGCCCACTTGTACATGTCCCGGATCTCGGGGCAGTCGTCATAGGAAAGGAACCACTTATGAGGGGTTGCCTTCAACGCTTCCATGAGACGGATGTGGTCCTCGTGCTTGAACGAGTGCTGGTAGAGTTCTTCACCCTTGACATAGTAGGGCGGATCCAGATACATGACCACGGGCTTGACGGGGACGCTGAGGGCTTTCTCAGAGATGATGTAGCCGAAGTCGGCATAGGCACAGCACCCACCGACGAGGTAGACCTTGGAGAGGTAGTCATGGTACTTGTCGATCTTCTTGCAGATGTAGTCCGGATTCCAGCGACAATTGATCTTGTACTGGGACTTTTGCTCTCTCCCGCCCAGGGGTCCACCTGACATCGGCCCAAGTCCGGAATACGAAATCTGGTGAATTGCTAACTTCATAAACCCCGTCTCTACAGGGTCTTCGTAGTGGTCTTTTTGAAGTAGCCTCTGCTTGAACTCGTCAAACGCTTTGACCGAAGGCGTAAACTCCATCACCCTGCGTTTCAACTCGTCAGGTGAGGACGCCACCGCGTTCCAGAGGCATGCCAAAGTCTCATCGGCGTCGTTGATGCGGATGCGCTCGAACTCTAGGTCGAGGAGGAAGCTGCCGCCGCCGAAGAATGGCTCTCTATACTCGTATCCCTTCTTCGCGTATCGGTTGAGGATAGGGACGAGGGTGTGCCTGAGTTTGGACTTGCCGCCTGGGTATCGAAAGAAGGACATACTCTCTCCTACTGCAAGAACACGAACAATTCCGGATAGTTCCAGGTCAACGCGGTGAAGTCCCGGTATATCAGGTCTCGCATCTTCCTCCCCACGGTGTAGGAGGTGCAATCTACAAAGACCATGCCCACGTGCTTGCCTTCGCCACGGAGTTGGTCATCCATACTTTGTTGGGTGGTGAAGCGAAAATGTTTGAGCCTGCTCGTGTCTGGGATGATATCGATGAGGGTGCGGTTAAAGGGGTTAATGAGTCCCGTCATCTTCCGTTGCCAAGTATAAGAGAAGGTTTTCTTGGGGGACACAAACCACGCCTCGAATGGGGCCGAGGCTTTGTCCATGTAGTAGTTGGCGAGTTTGAGGGCGGAAACTGAGTGACCGATCTGTCTGCAGCTTCCGCAACTGACGGTACACATCTCCTTGTGCCACGCCAATGGTGACATCATCTTCTGCGCCTCGGCTTTTTCCTGCCGCCAAGCCAGAGTAACATCGCATAGACTTTTGAGGATTTCGTAAAAAGTATCCTGTACTTCTGCCATAGGAACGACTCCTTTCGGGCCTTACGGAGCCCATGTATTAGATAGCGAAATCCGGACATGCAGCGGACGTGAAAAGACCAGTAAGCCTCCATAATTCCGACTTACTGGTCTTCTTCGGTCACGCCTCGGACATATCAGTCCTTACCTTTTTTCCTTTCGATAAGTTCTGTCTCCACCACATTGGTTGAAGATTGGTGTAGTGGAAACACTTCTTTTGCTGCTCTGGATCCGTTAGATCGAAGGCCGCACACGGGATAACGTGGTCAACGTGCCAACCTCTCATTTCCCAATTCTCCCAGTTCATGCCAGGTTGAAACAAACTTTCTAGGTGTTGGCGAAGGAAGCCTATCTTACATCCACATAGTTCTTCTATTGATAGCTTTCCGGACCTAAGTCTCGTCGTATTGAAAGTTCGTAATGCTATTCGCAATCGACATCTCACGTTTTGAGCAATACGAAACGTAAGGTTAGCTTTGTAATGTTGCCGAGCCCAGGCTTTTACTCTATCCGGATTAGCTTTCTTCCATTCCTTCACATAGGCGCGTATCTTTTCGGAGTTGTTTTGGTACTTTCTTTTATCAGATTCCTTCGCTTTTTCTGGATGTTCTTTTCGCCATCGTTTTGCGTTGGCATTTCGTTTCGTCTTGTCTCTATGCCTGTCATATTCCAATAGTTTTTCCAAGTTGTCTTTTCTGTACTGTCTGCAATAAGACCGACTTTCTTCTGCGTGTTCTGCGTAGTACCTTCTCATCTGTACAATACGATCATCACGATGCTCATGATAATACGCACGAGCATCTTGTTTCATCTTTTCCTTGTGTCGTCCATAGTACTGCCTGTTATAGGTTTTCCTTTGTTCTGGCGTCATGGTCGTACCTCCGAAAGTATATTCTACTCGTCAGAGGTAAGGTATCCCTGACCAACGACCTTGAGTGTCAGGCGTCCTAGTTTGGGATGAGTGGATTCCCTCACCGGCTTCACTACGCATCCTTCTCGGATGTGCTTGCCACCGAGAGTGGTCTTGCCCTCTGCGAGTGCGAGGGCCTTGTCCTTGTCCCAGGGTCCTCGATAGAGTTCAGGAACCCATTCCAGACCCAGGCTGAGAACCGCTGGCTTAGCGAAGTCGTAGTCGAGGTACTGGTCTTTGTTCTTCACATCGAAGAACCGGACCTTCAAAGGCTCAGTGGCAGTGCTGTCGTAAGGATACCCCTTCTGCACGATACCATAGATCTCACCGTAGAAGACGTAGTTGGAGAACTTCGCCAGCTTCGCCTCAAGGTCGAGGCTTCTGGCGAGGACGGAGAAGTTGTCGTTGCCAATGGCGAGGCTGTCGAAGACACCCTGCCCAAAGACGAATTTCAACAGCCTCCGATAGAACGAAGCCTGACTGAGGTTGACGAGGAACTTGTGGAACTGGTTCGCGTTCATTCGCTTCCACTGGTGGTGGGAACCGACGTGGAGTCTCTTGCCGTCGTGTACCGCACGGAAGTTGGAATTATGAACTAACACGCCATTTGCATAGAAGTTATGGTTGTGGGCAACTTCCACGTCGTACCTATCAGAGGGCGCTGCTATTTGTTTGATAGAGACTATCTTCATCGTCATCTCCTTACCAGTTCGTACTGGCTCTCCTACTACGAGAGACGAAGTGACCACGTAATCCCCAATATTGGGGAGAAAGACCAAGTGATTTCCTGTTACGCGAAGGGGAAGGGTCGTTCCGTCTTCCAAGAGTATTTCATACCACTTGAACTCTCCTGTTGACATTCGAGACCAACCTGTTACCACCTCGAAGGAGTCTTCGTTGGTGAAGATGTCGGCGGAAAGGACGGAACAAGGGAGATTTTTGTCCACAATCTCGGAAATAGGGAGAGGTCCGTACTCTTTCGTTTGTAAAACGGTATCGCCTGAAACGCAGCCGTGGATCTTCTCCGTGATCACGACCTCCTGCTTGATCTCGTCGAAGGCAGTGTGATGCCTGCGGAAGTTCTGGATGTCCGTGTACTCAGTAGCGGCAACGCCATTGATGAGAGGCGTCCTCTCGGCTTTACCTGAGACCTGAGCGGCACTGACTGCGGGTTCGTAGTGCTCGATCTTGAGTTCGTCACTGACATCATCCCCGACCTTCCATCCCTTCCTTGCTGGGATGAGAAGACCCTGGCTTTTGACTCCTCTAAACGCTGCGCCACGGACTCTATATTTCCCGTCTGGCTTGGCTTTGGGCAGCAGGAAAGAAAATTCAGGCACAGAGACATCCACTAAGGAATCTGGTAACACGTAAGCTGCCAAATCTCCCGCCTCGAATTGTCCTTTAGCGACTACGCAAGTATATCCCCAGACAACTGCAATTTCGAGTTTATCTGCATTATCATGGGGAAGGATCTCATCAAGACGAATTACCTCAATTTTATGGTCGCTCATCGTTTTTCTCCTGTGGAAATTCTCGGACTGTCATCCATTCGCTCCACTCCCCGCCACTTCCGCCCTGCGGTCTGAGGACTCGGTACTGAAGCGTCTTCTCCGTATAGTGATCTGGGCCGTACGCGTGAACCTTGACCATCTCCCGTGTTATGTATCGGAACTCTATAGACTCATCCAAGTTGTGCTGGTACATGACAACCTCCTAAAAGAAAATGGTGGACAGGGTGGGATCCGAACCCACGTTGTCGGCCTTAGGAGGACCACTTCCTCGCCGCTAGAAGACCTGTCCACATTGAGTTAGCGTACTCCAACTTCCCGTCCACCGGCAGGGAGCGGCCCCATTAGGATAGCATTGCCACAAGTGATCCGACTCTCGTCCTCTTCCTTGCTAGCGATGAAGACGAGGACGTCGTACCCAACCTTTTTCAATGCTGCTTCTGTCGCTTGATACGGGGTGTAGGTCGTGTAATCGCCAGTAGTAGTTATATCGTTCTTCAACGCCCTCTCGGTCTTGTGCATGGGCGTGAGTTTGCAGATGTAGTAGTCGGGGTCAAAGTACTTGACCAGGACCTCAGCGTCGACGTCGTAGTTGTCGCAGACGGCGAAGTTGAGAGTGATCTTTCTCCCGTTGGGGATGATGCCTTCCATGACCTTGGAGATCTCCTCTAGAGAGAGGGCGTTGCCGTGGAACATCATCTGTCTCTGGGCTTCATCGGTGCTGTTAATGCTGAGTTGGAGACCGGCCTCACCTTGTAGGAGCCTGTTCTTCATCCGCATCCAGACGTGGATGAAAGTCTTGAGCCATTCATTGCGTCTCGGCATCATCGTAGACACTACGGGGTGGATGTGATACTCAGGATCCAAGTGGGTTTTGAACCACTTCGTAGCGTCCAAGACGGCAGGGTTCCAAGTCGGCTCCCCCATCCTCGCGAAGTGAATGTTCAACCGCTTCGTCGTCTGCACCTCGGGATGGAGTTTGATAACAGACAAGACCTGATGGATGAGGTCTTTCTCGGTGGCGTTGATACTGCCCCCGCCGAAGAACGGGACCTGTGGGACATCACAGAAACTGCACCCACTACGGCAGGTGTATTGAGACGAAACCGTAACCACCCACTTCTCCTCTAGGGGAAGCAGAGCCATATGTCGAACCTGATCCGGTTCCCGCTCTAGGCCGAGGGCATCGCACTTGATATTGACATCTTTACCGTAGTCCCCGAGACTGAGAAATTCCAGAAGACCTTTCTCTCCTCGTCCTACACAGATGTGCCCTGTCGGGACTTCAATGACTCGTTCGATCTTCATCACATCCACCACGGCAGAATTCGGGCGTGGTAAAGTCTCCAGCCCTGTTTCCGAAGTTCCTTCCAAGTGGTTTCGGAAGGGTAGTGACTGAGGAGACCGGCAAGGGCACCGGCTCTCGTCTTGTATCCGACGATATCGAACATCCACTGTGAATCTGAATCCTTAGCGTTACGAAACTTTCCCTCTGGTGTCACGATGAACCAGAATCTTCCCTCCTGCTTAGTCATTGCTTCTTCCTCTTTCCCTTTCTCTCGTCCTCGCTCTCATCTTTGATGCTGATGAGGGGCTTGACATAGTTCTTGACCTCAACCAGTTCCGTCTGCAATGCCATGACCTTGAAGATGTCTTTATAAGCCTTCGGGGACTCGTCGATCGTGCCCCTGCATACGGAAGACTCAATTCCTACCATATCCTTTTCGAAGTCGGAGAGGGTGATATTGCGCTCCGCTTCCTTGCGCCCGAGTCTGCGACCGGCTCCGTGAGAAGACGAGAACAGGGACTCGGGGTTACCCTTGCCCTCGACGATGAAAGAGCCATCCCTCATGTTCCCGGGGATTACGCCTCCCATCCCAGCCTCGGCGTGGGTAGCGCCCTTGCGGTGAATCCAGAGTCCGTCCTTGAACTCGGCGTGGTTGTGGTTGCGGTTGATGAGAGAATCCCAATCCGCATGCCCAGCACAAGTTTTATGGATAGCCTTCACCACACGCTCAAGCATCTCCTTACGGTTCTGGAGTGCAAACTCCAAGCAGAAGGCGAGGTCGTTGATGTATTCCTTGCCCTGCGTGGAGTCGGAGCGGAGTCCATAGTACCCCTCCCTCGCCTTGCCGTCTCCAGAAGCCAGCTTCATGTAATGCGTAGCGGTGGCGTGACCAATGCCACGGCTGCCGGAGTGGAGGATGACCCAAACCTGATCCTGTTCGTCGTATCCGATTTCAATGAAGTGGTTGCCGGAGCCGAGCGAACCCAACTGCTTCAACCCGTTCTTCTTGAAAATCTCTGCCAGCTTGTCCGACATCTGCAAGTGGGAGTGGTCCCACTCTGTGTCTACGGTGTTGTGGACGAAGCCCATCGGCACGACTTCGCGGACCCTGCGGTGAATGGACTTGGCATTGTCTCGGACCTGAAACTTACGGAACGAGGTCGGCACAGCACACATCCCGCAACCGATGTCGTAACCGACGAAGGCGGGGTAGACCACCTGTTCTGTAGCGACCACGGCGCCGATAGGAAGCGTGTAGCCGGTGTGAGCGTCGGGCATTAACGCGCCCTTGACAGCGCACGGCAACGCCATAGCGCCAGCGAACTGGTCGTATGCTTCCTGCTCTACTTCTTCAGCAAAGATGTGGGCAGGCTTTCCATACAACTCAACATGCCCACGAACGTCTTTCATGTTCTTTTCCATGACTTGTCCCTTTCTAAATGTATGATGTGCCCAGCCTCGACCATGTCGTCTCTTAATTCCTTCAACTTCTCGTCCGTATCGGCTTTAGAGTTTGAGATATCTCCGGAGAGGACGATGTATTCCGATAGCAAAAGGTTCAATGCCCCCCGCTTTTCTGGCTCCAAGTTCTTAACACCACAAAGTTTCCAATACGGGCCACTTAAAACCCAAGTCTCTTTGAAGTAGATATCAGCCATGTTTTTCCTTCTCTTTCAAATACTCATACACGCCCAGTAATCCCGCAAGATGATAAGAGCGAAAGTTGACTGAATGACGAAGATCCTCGGGTCCGGCAGAAGCATTATATGCTTCATCGTAGACCTTTTCTAACTCTTTGGCGATACGCAGACCCTCGTCCTCATAAAGATGCAATGCCATCTGTCACTCCTTGACGAACTCTTGCACGACTTCCGGTGCAACTTCTGCTATCAATTCCGGCACTTCCCCTATATATGCAAAGATAGGTTGACCATCCGCTTCCATCTGATTCAGAACGGCATTCACTAGCCATTCGTAGAACTCGGTCGGGTCGTCTTCCGTCTTCATCCGCTTCCTCAGTTTCACAGGATCAAAATAATCCACGAGAAGGGCAATCGCTCTCTTGGCGAAGAAACTGCGGATGACTTCGTTCATACTCTCACCCCCCTTATGTATCCATGTCAGTGATGTTAGTGCCCTCATTCCAACACATTTCGGCATCTTCTTTCTCTACGGCTTTTGGTCCTCGGTCGTTGCATCGGTAACAAACGACGGCGTACAGACCTTCAGTAGGATAAAATACGACATGGACAGGCTCGTGACAACAGGGACAGTTTTTAGGCACGAAAGTCCTCCTTGATGTCGCCGTCAGTGGTGAACACGAAAGAGACGTCCCCCACAGACCACGACTCATCGTACTGGTTTCCAGTTCGTTTCAACTCGGCGTCGAAGTGACCGGAGGCGTGATAGTTCTCCACACCGAAGTGTTTCTTCAGGATCTCCACCAAGTCGTCCTCGTTGAGTTCCAAAGACTTCAGGATTCTGGTTCTCATAGCAACCTCCTACTTGGAATCGTCGTGGTCCATGTCCTTCTGATACTGGATGAACTGCCTCTCGACCTTATACAGGCGCTGGAGCTCAGCGTTCACCCTCTCGTTGAAGGGTCCGGCTTCCTCGGCAATAGCGTCCCAAACATCTTCGGCGCCGTCAAGGAACTTGAACCCAGTGGACTCCACCCGATACTGCGAATCTGCCAAGAAGATGATGTCGCCAACGCTGACGCTCCGCATCTTCTGGGGCCGGAAATCATTCTGACCGTAGTGATAGATGAGATCGAGCTCGCAGTTGAGACTGGATGCCACACTCAGTTCGGCTTCTGGAACATCCACGAAACGGGACTTCATCGTGCCGAAACTGACCAAACCTACCCTGAATGTCTTCATCTCTCACCTCCACCCCTATTATACCACGTCCCCAAGAGATAAGGGAGGATTTTTGGCAGAAATGGTAGCACGGGTGGGTGCTGCCCCCGACTATTTCTCCCTTATAAGGGGAGCGCCTATGCTGATTGGCGTCCGTGCTATATTGGTGCCCACTCCCGGACTCCCACCGGGACTGCTCTCACGAGCAAGAGGTTTTTAAGACCTCCGGGTCTAGTAGTTCCCCCAAGTGGGCTTGTTGTTTCCTCTTTTCATTATTAAGTCTGACTGCTCTTCCGCCGAAATTATCAGTCTGTGCGTGGCAGTTTGGGCATAAAAGTTGAAGGTTCTCGTCTTTGTTGTTCTCTCCGTCTCCGTCGATATGATGAAGAGACAGTGGGATAGCTTCCTTGTTCCATGATGCGCGCTTGCATACCTCACACTTACGCTCTCGTTTTCCAGTTCTGATCAAATAGTCCTTCATCCGGGCTCGGTCAACCAAGATAGTCGCGTCTCCTGTAAGAGCAGCATCAAACTTCTCAATTTTTCTTACTGTCATGAGCTTATGCGACCCTAACGATTCTTTCCTACGCGTCTCTCCGTAATAGGATTGATTAGGCTTGTACGCTCCTGCCAACTTCGCCACCCGGATGAATATCTTACTTAGGCTCCTTCCGCACGATTTGAACCCCATTTCTAAGCATGCCTTCCGCATAGTAGGATAGGATGCTATCTCTTTTGCAAACGCCCTAAGTGTTTTTTCGTCTGCGCCCCTCTGCCATCGCAACCTCTCTTCCCAGTTTGTCCTCACTGTCGTCTTTCCTTGTTTGCGCATAGATGACTTCTGTTTTCGGCATGAAAGACATTTGGTGAGGGTAGCACTTGCGCGTTTATCAACAGTGATGGGCGCTTTACAGTCGCAGCATCGGATATCCTTTGTCTCACTGTTCTGATCCGTTGCGGTTGAGAAAGACCTAGCGCACGAACCTGAACAAAACCGCCCGCTACCGTAAGTTCCGTCATGCAGATTAAAGCATCTTTCACATCTATATTGCTCGTTCATTTGAACCTCCTGCTCGGTATATTCTCGCCGGAAGGTCAAAGAAGTATGCCAAAAATGGTGGCCTGGGAGGGACTTGCACCCTCAATCCCTTTCGGGCCGTAGTTTTTGAGACTACGATGTATACATTCCAACACCAGGCCATTTTGGTGGCGTCGGGGAGACTTGCACTCCCAATCCCTTTCGGGCCTACGGGTCTGAGCCGTAGATGTATGCGTTCCATCACGACGCCGTGAAGTTCAAAGTGGTGGGGCCGGAGGGACTTGCACCCTCAATCCCCGTGTTATTGGGGCATAGCCTTCTCAGGGCTACGTGTATACATTCCACCACGACCCCACTTTGGTGCTTCCGGAGGGAGTCGAACCCCCAATCCCTTTCGGGCAAACGGGCCTAAGCCGTTTGTGTATGCCAGTTCCACCACGAAAGCACTTGGCGCGGATGGGAGGATTCGAACCTCCATGGAGTTCTCCACCGTGGCCTACGGCGCGTTTGCCAGTTTCGCCACACCCGCGTACTACATCCCTACTGCTGACCTCCATAAAAGAAAAGACCCCCGATTTCTCGGGGGCCTCGTGTTAGCATCAGTGCATAGACAGACCTACGCACCACCCCCGTCATTGGAGTTGGTAAGTATCAGGGATAGTAAGGACAAGTAGGTCTTCATTTTGGTGCTCCTTCTTTTATATAGCGTGAAACCAATTCGTTTCCAACACCAGTATATTCTACCACAACTCCGGAAGATAGCGGAAGATTTAGCTGCTATACTTTCCCTTCTTGACAACGATACCTGGGTCGTAGCCGTCGTGGTTGACGAGGCTCCGCTTCACTTCTACGGGATCAGTCTCGATGTCGAAGACGGTATCAATCCATTTCCCGTTCAAGTACACGTCCCACCCAATAGAACGACCTTTAACTGGGGCTTTGTATCCGGCTTCCTTAACTGGCTCCGGTGAGAGCCAGCTATCAAACCGCTTATCCCGCTGAGGCGGGGGATGCTTGACGCCTTTCTTCTCTTTCTTGACGATGATCCGAGGATCGTAACCGTCGTCGACGAGTTCCCGCTTGATTTCGCCAGGATCCGTTCCTCCTCCGAACACCGTGTCAATCCACTCCCCATTCAAGAACACGTCCCAACCCGTGCTGCGACCTCTGGCTTCTCTAATGGCCTCGGGCAGAGTCCCCTTCGGACCATCTAGCTTCGGCTTATACCCCTGCGACCTCAGCGTACTGCGGGACGAGGCGGCATTCTCGCCTCTTTCTTTGGCTTGATTTCCACTTACTGCATCAGCTTTATAAGGTCCGGCGGAGTTCGTCACCATGTCCTTATACCGCCTTTGCCGATCGTTGTCGTAACCAGACGCGAGCCCGTCATAGCTCTGGCTTCGAACATCTCCTTGTTCACCGCGAGAGTACTCATATAGCTTCTCTCTCCTACGGGATTCGGGTAGAGTTCCTTTCGGTCCCTCAATAGGCTTTCTCATCCCTTGAGATCTCAGGTTGGTATTGGCGCTGGCTACTATATCGCCTTGATGCTGTGCGCGTGCTCCTGCTCTCGTTCTTTCTGCGGGGTCAGAACTTCGTACCAAGTCTCGATACCGTCTCTGCCTATCGGGTTCAGCGCCATAGTTTCCGTGCCCCAGTTTATCGTAGCTCTGGCCGAAACTGTCGCCGTTACGCTTCTGCCTCTCGTCTCGGTGATGGAAATGCTGTCCGCGCCCAAGAGCCCCCTCGGCTAGACCGTGGAGGTCGTCTAGCCCCTGCTCTTCGTCCGGGATTACGAAGCCTCCGGCAATATCTGCTTCAGCATCCTCATCATTATGGGCGTTAGCAAACTCTTCAAAGTCTTCGGCAGTACCATACTCGAGGTTGACAAAGCCTTGATCGCTGTAATGGAGGACCGCTACAGAATACTTGGCCGGTATCTCAAAGGCCATCTTCTCCTCTTCAGAGAGATCGAAGGCGTCCCAGCCTTCTCCGGATTCGTCGCTGCTTCCGTTCATCGTCGCTTCGTAGAAGTAGAGGATTTCCGCAGGCTCCCCTTCAAACTTGCCTGGGTCATTGATGATCCCTTCCATAGAAACAGTGTAGCCGCCTTCTACAACGAGGTCTTCTAATTCCTGATTGAGAGAGTCTACGCTCATTGGCTTCTCCTTGACTTGCAGATATATTCTACTGGCGATGGTATATCAATTCCTGATTGCGCTTGCCACCAACAGCACTCTGCTCCGTCAAAGGGAGGAAGGGGAGGTAATCTGCACCGGCTCCCTCACAGCATATGACCTCACCCTGACGCTCCTGAACCCAACCCGCCAAGGCACTGTAATCCAGCATAGAGGAATCGTAACGGTATCCCATACCCGGCGCCCCACGGTAAGGCGGATCAATGAACCAAGTCGCTTCTACATCAGGGGCGGTGGTGTAGTCGCCGCAAACTACTTCCCAGGTCTTGATCTTGTGAAGGTTTCTGATGAAGTTCTGCCTCGAGTTCTTCCAGTTGGATGCGAGTATGGGGGTCACCGTGATCTTCTTGTAGTTTTTCCACGATTTCGTCACGGCGTGGAGGATGTGGAGGAGGCTATGGGTGACCTCGCCTACCCTTAGATCAGGCATCTTCTCGAAGTCAGAGACAGTGGCTTCGTCTATGAGCCAACGCCAGAGATCAACGATGACAGGATCCTTCTCTATGAGAAGAACCCTGTCAACTTCATCCGCATGATGAAACGAGTATGCTGCTGAGCCTGCGAAAGGCTCTACGATAGTCCGGTACCTGGGAGCAGGATATCGCTTTGCCAGCTTCTTCTTCCTACCGTAGTAGTAGAACATCAGAAGCTAACGTCCAATCCCATTTCCTTCATCGCGAGAAAGGCTTCGGCATTGCCCCGGGCATCATCCACGGGATTGTGCGTGTGCTCAGTCACGCGCAAGTGCTTGAAGTTCTTGAACACGGACTTAACCATGCCCTTGTACAGGCTCCCGAGGTGGGTCTGGCTGTACCCAAATGGGTTTTCTCCGCAGAAGCTGTGGAAGTACCAGTTGATGAACTGCCAGTCGAAGCCTGGGTTGTCGGCGACAAACATCGGACGATTGGTGATTTCCCCGAGCCAGTATTTGAACGCGGTCATCGTCTCTTTTGGATCGGGAAAGGTCAGATGTTCTTCCCTGGAGTAGCCGGAGATAGCGAGCATCTTCGCCACCCACATATCTGAGATGGGTCTGGTCTTTCCGTAGAAGGTACAAGTTAGACCTGGCTCCACTACGACGGCGCCGAAGCACACCATAGAAAAGGGTCCAGGGATAGAACCGTCGGCTTCGATGTCCACTGAGATATATTTAGCTGCCATTTCAAAATCTCCTAATATAATAGCGAAAATCAAACGGAAAAGGGCCCGCGCGTGGGCCCTTTCTCTTTGCAGATTGCCGATGCAACAGGTTATCTCCTCGGCGTCCCCATCTGCGTCTGGAGTTGCTCACCTGTCTATCCAGATACGGGGAGAGGTCTGCGATTGATATAGCGGGAATCAGTCGGAAAAACGATGAGAGAGAACGTATTTGATCCTGTCCTCGTGCGTATCTCCCTGCGGGGACTGTGATAGGCTTTCTATGATATCCCTGATGGCGGGGTACTTTTCCCCTATCTCCAGTTTGAGATAACTTTCCACGAGAGAGGTCTCGATCTTATGAGCGATGATCAAGGCGTCGTGCAGCGGCGTGATTTGAGCATCTTTGATGCAGAAAGAGAGGAAACCGGCTAGGTAGAAGAGGTCCACGCTCTGTATCTTCGTGTCTTCGAAAGTCTTAGATTTAGTCAGTAACGCCGTTTCAACGAAGGTGCGAGATAACGCAGCTAGAGTGGCATGGTAGATTTCTTCCTCGTGGAGGGCAGAGAACAAGGCGCTGACTTCGGCGTCGTCCACGAATTTCTCAGCGTAGATTCCGTATAGAGACGCTACATCTCTCTCAAGACGCTCTATCTCTACTAAGATTTCTACGACGCTTTTCTCTGTCTCCATCCCCGTCTCCAGATAGTATCTTCTAAGATAGGGAGTAGGCGCTTAAGTACTTTCTTCGGAGAAGGTTTTGGAGCGTCCGGCCGGAGTCCCACCGGCGACGACAGTGTGGAAGACTGTTATGTTAGTGCTACACCACGGACGCGTATATGTATTTAGGAATGAGGGGATTACATGGTTTCCGAATTGCGAATATGGGAGGTGATGTGGGCGATCAGGGTTTCCCTTTAATCGGGCCCGGCGAGGTCTAGACTCATTGCAATGAATGTGCGACCTCGCACCTGACGAGCGGCTATCAAACCTCACATAGGGACGTTTTCCGGTCCGTCCCACCGGCTCTAATAAAGGGCGTTTATCGGGAGAACACCCATGAACCCGCCGGAGTTAGCCACCCACAATTACTATAGCGAAGGTGCGTCTATTTTATCTTGATGAGCCGGAGGGAAGGCACCGTCCACAGTCTCGTAAGCGCCCGTGAGAACAGGAGTCCCATCCTCATGGAGTTTCATGTCCCGAAGACTGGGGGCTTCGTAGATGAGGGCGCCGGTCGTAGCATCCACGGTCTTATCTCCGTCATTCACGGGAACGAGATGGGACCAACCGCGCATCTTCATCTGCTCCTCACTGAAGTCTGATATGGATTTCTCCCATTCAGCTTCTTTTTTCCTGTTTCTTCTTCTCGCTCTCTTCTGCGGTCTCAGCCGCTCTGAGAAGATTTGCCTTGGCTTCTTCAAATTTCTTGGTGGCCGCGGCTGCACGAACTGGATCGACTTCGCTGAGTTTCTTGGTCTCGTACGTCTCCTTACTGAAGACTTTGATATCACCAGGGGGCTTGAAGCCTTTGATGAACTCCTCCGTACAGGCTATGCTCTTGCCAATACGGAATGACCCTTCCACGACCTCCGGTGGGGTATCGTATATCTCATCGTATGCGTCCAGCCCCAGGCATGCTTCGGCTTCGCGGAAGAGTGAGGCAGAGAGACACTTGAAGCAGATACTGTGGCGGAAGTAGAGAGCTGGGTCGTCCTGCTCGTTGGAGGGCACTTTCCAGACCCTCTCTACACCATCACCTACGGAGACGGTGAAACTCACTGTTCCCTTGGTCAAGACGCCATCCTCGAACCTGAGAGTAAGGGGGGATGCGCCTTCACTCATGACCCCATTTCCGCGGTGGCCGCAGATGCTGCAAACGGCTTTTACGTCCCCAGGTTTGACTGATGAGAATTCGATGACTCCAGATTTTGCTTTGGACATGCGCTTCTCCTATATGAGTAGATGCAGGGCCAGATTCCCCACCTGACCTCCCCACGGTGACTCTTAGCCGTACCACCACAGTGTCATGCCGAGGCCGCATAGCCAGACGCCTGAATCCCAGGAGTCTCTGCATCTACTTAGTATAGCGAATTATACCCGAGTATATCTGATAACGAGTATACATGGGTATGATCGTGTAGACTTTGGTGATCTCGGAAGGACTTGCACCTTCGTTCTTCTGGATGTCACCCAGACGTTTTTGCTACTAAACTACGAGATCACAATACTGGAGCCGAGTGGAGGTTACGCTCCTCCGTCTCCGCATTACCAATGCGGCATTCTGCTATTGAAACTAACCCGGCGTTAATTACGAGGGAATGTGATGATGCGGAAGCGGTCAAGTAAAAACAGTGTGAGCACAGCGAGGGCGGCTCCAACTACAGCCCACACCACTACCATCCAAATGCGATAGTATGATGGACTCGGAGCATTTTCAAAGCCTACGCGGTAGGTATCGAGAGCGGTTTGGAGGATCCGATTTCGCAGTTTCGGCGCGCTACCACTCCCGTTCTCTTTCTCGATCTTGATGAGAGCATAGGCATCGGCACGAATCTGATCGAGGCGGGACGAGATGAAGCTGATGATGTAAAAGACTTTGCCCGCGTGCTGGCATAAGGAAGTCACGCCCGACTGTAAATAAGCAAAGACTTGATAGTCCTGAGGTCCCGGCTCCTCGCCTGCTGTGTTTGTGTTCTGATACTGCGAGGACTTTGCATTCTCGCACGCGTTCTTCCAGGCCCTCAACGACACCGGAGTGACGGTGCAGAGAAGCCCCTTAGAGGATCTGATATCCCCAGGAACTGAAGTGGCATGAAACCAGTTCTGGGCTCGCATGAGCATTGCCCCGTTTTTCAGGCGATGCTCCATATCTTTTCTACGGAGGGAAGTATCTTGTGCGTATTCGTTCTCGGCATGTGTTGACTTCGCCGTATGGAACTTCAATAATTCATCAGGGAAAGAGACCTTCACCAACTCCTCACAAGCGCCTACAGCCCTGGGGTTGTTCTCGGGGTGATAGGTGTAAGTGTGAATGGTGTAATCGTAGACTTGGCGGGAATGCGTTTCCGTATGAGTGCGGCCATTCGAATCTGTTTCTGTCGTGGTGTAATACTCGGTATGGTAAACGTCTTCGTGATCAACATCCCAGACCTGAGAGAGGGACGCGGACGATTTCTGCGCGGCGCTCAGAACAACACCTAACTGCTTCAGATCCTGATTCCGTTCAGGATCAGACCAGCGCCGGAGCCAGCCCTTCTCCCCCAACAGATTAGAGAGGTCGTACTTGTAGACCTTCAGGGAAGGTTCAAGTCTCATGTCCAACTCGGATGCGAACATGGCATCGTAATCGTTGAAGATGGAGGAACGCTTGACCGCTATGTTAGAGCATTCCAAGACCTTCATGATGCCATCATAAGCAAGAGGGAGGTAGTGATTGAGGGAGGACATGGTATAGTCTCCGGCCTCAGCCCTGAGTTCGATCTCTTCCACCTCTGAGAAGGAAAGGGCGTAGGTTCGGGATTGGATGGACTCGTGGCGGTGAGCGAGGAACGCCAGGCCCACGGGGAAGATGAGGACTGCGAGGACAATGGCGACCCACATCTTGACGTCGTCGCCTCGGGTTCGGTAACCGAAGCTGTAATCGTAACTACGAAATCGTCCCATGCAAACCTCCAAGGCTATGAGCCTACGCTACCTCACGGAGATAGCGACAGAATTTTGGTCAGGGGAGAGAGATACGAACTCTCATCCACTAGTCTCCCAGACTAGGACTTTGCATTAAGCTACCCCCTGATATGGAGTGGACGCCGGGGCTCGAACCCGGATTCGCAGTTCCGATTACCCTTATCTGTTTAGAGGACAGAGGGGACTACGCCCACACTTTGTTCTTGGAGCCTCATGGCTGAGTTCAACAGCCATAACCGCATTACGAGTGCGGTGTAATAGCGTTATACGAATGAGGCATTGATAAAATGTTCAAACGATTCTCTGAAGATTTGGATATTATTCTTAGACCAGGGAAAGCGATATACTGTGTATCCCCTAGACTTAATAAAGATATCCCGTTCTCTATCGTGTTCTATAAACTCTTCTCGTGTATGCTGGACCCCATCAATCTCTACATCGTATTTGATACCTTTTATCTCTATGAAGAAATCTAGCCAATATTTTCCTACCTGTTTTTCATCCTGAAAAGGAACGTTGTTTTTAACCAGGAGTTCAGCAGCGATCTGTTCTCCCCAACTCTTTCTAGGATGTCGTTCCCACGACCCCTTAAAATCTTTTGGCTTTGGCTTCCCTTTATTCGCTTTTCCCGCTCTTCTCCTGCTCGCTAGTATAATTGGGTCCTTATCCATACATACTCTTGAGCATGTGCGGAGGTGTTTCTTCCTCTTTTTCCAAAGAACGGAATACGGTTGATTGCAAACCACACACAGCCTCTCTATTTCTTGTTTTGAAAAGGGAGCAGTGGGGTTTATTGGCTTGCCTACGGTTGCTTTAGTTCTCCCAGCATAAAAACGAAAAAGACTCTCTCTTCGTTTCCTTTGTTCTTCTTCGGTGTGCTTTCTGGTATGAGAACACTTTGAAGAACAGAATTTCCCAGACCCGTATTGCCCAGCATGACGGGCACCGCAATGTAAACACTCTCGGTCTAAGATGACTCGCTCCGCTTGTTTCTTTTTTTGCTCTTCCCACTTTCTAGACCTATGCTCTCCATCTATCAGCTTCCTACAATTAGGGCATACTTTCTTTTGAGTGTCCTGCCATCTGGCAACATATTCCTGATTACACTTGATACAAGGTTGCTTCTTGTCCTGTGGGGCTTTTCTGTGTGCTAATATCCATCTGTTGCTACACGTTTTTGAACAAAAAGAAGCCTTCGTAGTAGAAACTGGACGAATCAGACACTGCTTGCAGATAGGGCGCATATCACATCCTCCAGCCAGTATATTCTTTTGGGGCTGGAGGATGTGATTGCACCTAGATGAGCTTCCTGTCAGTCTCGAACTGACACCATCCACTTTACAGGAGTGGCGTTCTGCCTTAAACTAAGGAAGCGTGGAGCACCCAGTGGGATTTGAACCCACATTTACAGCATTCCATTACGATTACGGAGTTCGTAGCCCCGCTCGGCTATGGGTGCATTGGCGTTCTCGGAGGGAGTCGAACCCCCATTAGTCTTGGTCCGTAGCCAAGTGCCATCTCCATTAGGCGACGAGAACATGATTGGTTATGGTGCATTCGGTAGGATTCGAACCTACGATGGAGGTTTTCACCTCTCCAACTTAAAGGGATGGTACCTTCGTCCGCTCGGTCACGAATGCGTTGGTGCTTCCGGAGCGACTCGAACGCTCACAGACCTCCTTAAAAGGAAGGGTCCCGGCCAATTAGGTGACGGAAGCATGAAGAATTTTGGTGCCCCGCCAAGGATTCGAACCTTGAGCCTGCTGGGTAAGGGCCAGATGCGCTATCCAGTTGCGCCAGCGGGGCATGAAAGATTTTGGTGCGACGGGCTGGATTCGAACCAGCGATGGAGGATTATTTCCTCACAAGATTAAGAGTCTTGTCCCTTCGGCCTGACTCGGACACCGACGCATATTGTTTTGAAGTGCCTTGTGAGAGTCGAACTCACGGCCCCACCTTACGACATCGCCGTGGCGAGGACGACTCTGATACGAGATCAGAGCCGCAGGGGTCCAACCATAACACCCTGACTAGGCGCATATTGTCGAGGAGGTATAGAAGAGCGACATCATCATGAGGCTACAGGATTTATCGTTGTCCACGGCTGGATGGGTAGCCCAGCAGTATCTCTACGGATGGTAGAGGCTTGTTCTCCTGTTATTTCTTTCGCGTTTGCCTGATGTCGCCCCTCATCCCACAGGGACGAACCCGTTGTGGCTTACTATACCTGAAGAGGTCCACTACGCCAGATCAGTAGGCGTGATGGACCTCTTCAGGGCGATTACTGAGATGTTGGACTCGCACCGTCTCTGGTCTGTTATCAGTCCCTGCCAGCGTGCTCGGAAGCATTGGCTTCCACATCTCGGTTTTGGTGGCGGGTCCGGGTGCTGCCCCCGGCTCTGATGGGTATGAGCCATCCGTGACACTGGTTCACTTACCCGCAACATAAGCTAATAATGTGCTTCCTCTTTTGGAAAACGTAGCCAGCCGTCTCTCTGCATTCGCCGCTTCACGGTCTTTTCTACGGCTTTCGCCATTTGCTCGTGAATGCGCTTGACGAGATCCGGTGCCTTCTCCCAGGGACCGAAGTTCTGCTGTCCACCCTCAGGCGTGGCTTCATAAGCGACTTGACCGAGTGACTTCAACTTCTTCATGGTATCCTCCAAAAGCATTGGGTACTGTTCGGTCTGCGTTAAAGTCTTTCATCTAACCCCACTCGCCGTAAGCAAGAGTGCCGAACTGAGGGGGAGGAAATACGAGGCGCTGGCTTTGCGAATGCCATTTTTCTGCGCCTCGCCTTACGGTCTCTCTCAGCCTCGCACGGCAGTACCCGTATTAGATAGCGGGATCTTCAGTGCTTTTTGCTTCTAAGGCTTTAATCTCGGCTCTTCGGTTCTGTAGAACTTCTTCCGTTACTAGAGGTGCTAGGTACTCTCTGAACTCGTGAGAGAGGAGGTTGCTTACTACCTCGTCTAGGCTCTCGCAGTGAAAGGCTAGGAGGTCTATGATGGCATTCATCGCCATCGTCGTCCGAAGCTGCTTCTCGGTGGTATCCGTATTCGGATCGTAGATGCCAATGGTAACCACTACTAGTTTGTCGCTCATGCACTCTCCTCTGCGGGCGTGGCCGGTGGGGTATCCGTCTCTCGGTCTCTCGGTCTTCAGCAACCCGACGTCACCTATCCCTAGCATCGAGACTCCCATCCCCTCGTTTACTGTCCCTACCACGCTCATATTAGATAGCGTAAACCCCGTGATTATTCCGGCTCACTCTGGCTCCCGCATTCTCTCAGAGCCTGCCGTGTGGTCCGGACCACAGGGGCACGGTATACTCTTTTTATAGCGGGGAGATTGTTTTTTGGTCCCTCTTGACCGTAACTCTCGGTCGTCTCCTGCTTATGAGACAGGCGATCTAATTTTGATCCAAAGAGGGGTATGATTTTTACGATAGAATCTGCCGCACCTATCATCTCTGCTTTTCCTTGTTCTGTTCTGACGCTTCTCCAAGGGATGCGGATTATTTTCCATCCATATGACTTAATGATTGTGTCACGTTTTCGGTCTCTTTCTATGTTTGCTTCTGTATAATGTTGAGACCCATCTATCTCAGTCATCTCTCTGTTGCTCAGTCGAGAGCCCATAGAGTTCTGCGATCATGTCAGCCATGACCTCTAATCCTTTCTTGCGCTATCGACAGGTAGAGAGGTGCGATGTCGATGCCAATGGATTTTCTGCCTAGAGTGTATGCCACCACAAGAGACGTGCCCGTGCCGCAAAATGGGTCAAGCAAGAGGCCACCGACTGGGCACGTTGCCAGAATAGGAATCCTGCACAAATCCTCAGGAAATGGTGCAAAGTGAGATTCTCTTTGTTGGGTATCCTCGGGTAGAATTTCCCATACGTCACCAGGTTTACTGCCGTTGGGATGGTACTTAAGGAAGTAGAACCCTTTTTCGTTAAGCTCTTTCGCCCTTCCCGACACATACGCTGAATCTGAATGTGTGGTTCGCTGCTGTCCCCGAATGATCATCCGAAAGTCGGCTATTTCTGACGCGGCGACCTTTAATAGCATCTGGTTCAGTGCCTTTAACGCAGCTTCCTTTTCTTGGGCGGTCAGCGCAGTAGAGAGCTCCAATTGCCGCTGGTAGCGAACGCCGCTGACGCCAGATGCTGTAACTACAGAACCATTTGAGATGCGAGAGGTTTTCGGTGATCTTCTAATGGCGTCGGCATTGTAGTAGTAACCTCTTGGAGATTTTACAAAATGGAACAGATTCTCGTGCGTATTCGCTAGCCTGTCAGTTGTATTATCCATTCCCCCCTTAATCTTGCTCCATATGATACTGTTGCGCAGTATCCAACCTTGCTGATCGGTCATTGAAAGGCAAACCCGCCAAGGTATACCTATGAGACTCTTCTTCAGATAGGAATCACCGATATTGAGCCAGAATGAACCAGTTGGCTTAAGAACTCTCTTGACTTCTGCAAATATCAACAGAAGACTAGCAGCATATTCTTGCCATGATGACTCTAACCCGATTCCGCCATTTGAGTAGGAACGCTTCCCCCAGTAGGGGGGGCTGGTGATGCAGCAATCTACTGACTCTGATGGCAAATCTCGTAGGGCAGTCTCTGCATCGCCCGATAACAACATTGGAGATAGGTCTTCGCTGGAAAGATAAGATATGACCATATCCTGCCTAGTTCTCACCGATTCATCTTTGACGCAATGCCGCAAGGGAACACCTCACTAGAAGGCCATTATACTTCAACAACGGGAGGTTTTCTAAGCCAGCTAACGCCGCGTGTTCCGCCCCTAATTTCTTGGACACAGTTTAGCATCATGCGGCCTCTTGTCGCAGGGCGAGGTTTCTGGCCTCGGCCGGTGTGAGGAAGCGGAGCCGCTCGATGCG